GAGCATTATATCACTATAATGCGTAAAAATCGCTCTTCACTCAAGGTTTTGTCTCAATTGGAGGCTATCAATAGATGCACTGCATATCAAAACATGTCATCCCTTGAATTACACTCCTCAGCTGGATATCCTTACAACTCATGGCCTGGTGTCTCTCACAAGTTCCCAATGATCAAAATGAGTCCGACTCTCAAGATATTTGATATCAACAGAGATCATTCTTATGGAAAAGCTCTTGAGCGCAACCTTTCCAATATCTGGCGGGATTTGGGTGATGGTTTTACACCAGTTCGAGTCGCAGTCAGCTGCTTAAAAGATGAAATTCGCCCACCCAACAAGAAACCACGCATCTTTGACGCTGTGGCCATGGACGTTAGTATCACTGATCGTCGTCTGTTTGGTGCTGCTATAGCAGCTCTCACTGCTCTTCGCCATCATCATCCAATTAAAATTGGAATCGTAGCTCAATCTTTTGAGTATTCGATCCTTTACAAACATTTGATTGGTGTTGGACCTATGGGCTTTGATGCTGATTTCGCTGCATGGGATATCTCACAAAAAGCTTACGCCATCAAAAGCTTATCTAGGTTTTACAACCGCTTGTATCGTGAGTTTGATCCCAATCACGACCCTAAGGACGACATTCGCCGAACTGCTCTTCAGAACATCTACGCTTCTCCCCTCCTTGTTATGAACTCACGAATCTTCAAAGTACCATACAAACTGCCCACAGGTGAACCTAAGACTGCTTGGGACAACTCGCTAATTCAATTGATTCTCCAAGTAGCTGTTGCTTTGACTTTGTTCCGCAAAGCTCAAATGAAGTTTACCATGAAGAGGTTCATGCGCTTAGTTCGCATGGCCATTTATGGTGACGACAACATTTCGACTGTTCACCAATCCATCGCTTCTTTTTACAACTTTCGATCTGTTCAAGAAAGCTTTCTTGAATTGTTTGGAATGAGGATGACGCTTGGTGACAAATCTGATGACGCCCCCACACTCATCCACATCAATAACATGTCGTTTTTAAAGCGTCGCTTTATTGAAGTGGAAGGTGTCGTCGTCGGAGGCCTTGAGAACTCTTGCTTTGCAAAAATGCTCAATTGGACGCGTAAAGCATCCTGGCATCGTTACAAGCTTGCAGAGGACGTCGATTATGAGGAAGACACTATTGTAGCAACGGCTCGCACCATTGTGACAGAAGCTTGTCTTCGAGGTAAAGTATTCTATGAAGGTATCACCAAACACTTGAAAGAGTGTGACAAGACTTACGGTCTTGGTTTAGAGGTATACCAATCATTTGAATCAGTTTTTGCTTCAACCATATTCGATGCTATCGATGGCAAAACAACTATTGGCTCTCCAGTTTTGGAAGCCAAAAGCGATACGGAATTTCCTACAAGATTTTCCACCTGCATTTCAATCTTAAAGAACTATACTCCAATCTTTTAAAATGTCTCAAGCTAAAGTAGTAGATACCATGAATACCGGATCCGCCGATCCAGGCAATTCAGCCGTAGACGCCACCCCCAACCAGGCAGCCCCTACCCCTCCAGAACCTATCGCTGATGCAGTTTCACATGCACAGACCCAAATTACTTTGGAGCAGTATGCTCGATCTCAATTTATTAAGATTAAAGACATTTCCTGGAATAGTTCGCAAAACCCAGGAACAATTTTAGACGAAAGAACGATTCACCCTAACTCTCTTAATAGTTTTATTAAGAAACTAGCTAACATGATGACTTTCTTTGCCGGAGCGCCGACATTTAGAATGGTCATGACTGGAAGCCCTTTGGTCTCTGGAAAGCTTATCGCTTTCAAAGTACCCAAAGGTGTTAAACCTGAATCTTTGTCAATTGAAGAGATGACTAGTTGGCCTCACTCATTGATTGATGCTAGGACTATGACATCAGTTGAATACACACCTACTGATCAAAACGACAAAAACTACCACACTATTTCTGACCCACAATCGAATGGTGGAACTTTTTGTCTAGCTATTTTTCAACGATTAATAGTTGCTCAAGGTGATGCAAATGTTAACATAACTATGTTCGCCACTCTTGGTAACATGCTTTTGTTGCAACCTCAATTGTCATTGACTACAGCTAGCTCAGTCACTTACCCCGAGTTTGACTTCGGTGTGAGCAACCATCCATTGTACCGGTCTGCTGATCTTGATGACCTTGTCATCACGACTGAAAATGCCATGATTTATGGTACTTCACTTGCTGTTTCCAACGCTAGGAGACCAACCTTTGATGATTTCTCAAGTATGAACTGGATATCTACACCAAGCAGTAACATACTTACTCCTTTGACTGGTGGTTTAGAAACAACACATAATATTCGAATGTACTTTAGAACGTTAGGCTCAAATACAACTTATGCTCCAATATACTCTTATGATACCTTGTCAGGCCCGGCTTACGCCAAAGTCATCAATCATTCAAATGGTGAGTTAGAAGTTTCCCGACAGTTCTCAGCAGTCCACAGTCTCAAAGTTGGGACGCCCGTTGGATCTGCGAACACCAATCGCAATTTTCGTCAATCAACGCAAAAGTTAGCTCCAGGTAATGTAAGTTTAGCGTATCCGTCAGTCGATTCTGATTCTGCTATGGCTCACTCTGCTTTCCCTTCAGGAACAGAAGTCCCCGGTTATCCCACCTTCACACCAAAAGGGGTCAATGAATCTGTGGTTTTATTCAATTTTACAACTGATGACACCTCTCGTGGTGTACCACAGACTCACCAATTTGGTGATGCCATGAGAAGAGGTGACTATTCAAACATGGGCCTCAATTGTCTGCTTTTTGAGCTTATAGAGAAGAGTACTGGGGTTATCCTTGATTATATCAAGTTATACCCAAGTGGATTCTTCGCTGCTCGCACACCTACAACTCCCACTCGATATTCACTTACCGACGTGAAGCTGAAGTTTGTGCAGACAATGGCTTCTACAGATACCATCCCATACAACAACAACGCAAGAATCAACTCAACAACTTATCTGATGCATCGCTTCCTCCGCAAAGAAGCACTTGAAAAAGTGCCTATTCATGAAATTGATGAACCTCCAACTACGTCTCGACTTCAAGAGCGTAGAAACACGATCCCTGAACTTGACCACGCTGGTATTCACCTGGACATTTGAGTCACCATTTAAGGCACTCATGCGT